CTATAAATGACCTATCTTCATCCAAATTCACTTCTGGTGAATTAGCTTCCATCGTCAAAGTAAATGCAAATTGCTCAAATGGGAATACGTCAGGTGGTGGATATTCCTGATTAAGAATTTCATAAGGAATTAATTCAGCATCTACAAGATTTAACGGGTCTGTCAATTCAAACGGTGGATAATCCGGCAATTCTTCCTCCTCAAACAGAATCGTCACAGAAAAAAGAAAGTAAGCACCGTATTGACCATCACAAGTCATGGATGTCGGCGCTGTATATGGATTCGTGCAGGTAACAGAAGCATAAAATTCATTTGCCACACCCACCGTACCATCCAATCCTAATACTTCCACCGGAAAAGTTGCTGAATTTGTGTTAATATTGTGATTTATATATACAAGATTTTCAGATATAAATTCAGGACTATTGTAAATTGATAGATGATATTGTGCCTGCGTTAAACCTTCCAGATAATTCTCCGGATGTGACCATTGAAGCGTAACCGTAGCACCCGGCAGTTGTGTAATCTGTAAAAACTCATACTGCCATACAGCAGACGTAAAAATAAAAGTGCCGAGAAAAGGCGTAAAGGCACATGAGCCATCATCCCATTGTGCTGTCTCATCATAATTTAAAGCCGTCTCGTCCATACAGCCATAATATCCGGTTAAATCGTTGTATTCCTCGCTGAAATGACCGCCTGCTAAACTGCAGGATTGAGCTGTCCATTCATCACCATTATCGTCTGTTTCTGTAATGCCGGATGGCAAAGCACACCAACCGGTTGCCGGTGGAAATACGCATGAACCGTCATTGATAGTTGCATCCGGATTGTAATTAGTCGCATTAGAATCTGTGCAACCAGGAATCACCGTTTGATCTTCACCGTCTGACGGATACAGCATATCATGGAGTTGGAACAGCTTCAATTCCACATATTCCAACGTCTTTTTAATGCCAATCACCTGAAAGGAATAAAACACGACCTGACCATTACGAATGGTTGCGCCAAACGTATAATCCTCACCAAAGGCTTTCCTGCCTTGAATTAAATGGTCAAAACGTACAATGTCAGACAGGCTGTAATCTAAATATGACAATGGCAGTTTAACCGTAAATATATTGTGCTGATTGCAGAATTGACGAAGAAGATATGATGCTAATCTAAAGGCTGAATCCTCTGTGCGGATGTACTTCGATTCAAATTCCAGGTCTTGATGTTTGCCCGATTCAATACCATAATATCTATTTGTATATACATTGCCGGATACATTCACAATATTCTCCGCTACAAGCCATCCCGTTTCCTTTGTAAAATCTTTTAATCCGTAATCATAGTGGTATTTGACATTTACACGGGTTGCCACTTTTTCAATCGGCGTGCGGTCATATTTATAACTAATAACATCACTTGCCTTGATTGTTCTCACCGGATATGGATATAACGGCAGGCGCAACGTCGGAAACAGCTTAAATCTGTTGTCTTTGAAGTAACCGTAATACGGTGTGGATTGAAGAATCTCCTCAATCAGCTTTTTAGAGTTTATTTTCTTGTCCACCGTAAACGACAACGCCCAATCACCCGTTCCAAAATATTCAATGTCCTCCGCTGTCATGGCAAAATCTAATTCTTTGCCTACTATATTGGTAATTATCTCCGGTGCGGTAGGCGAGCCGGATATTCTGCCAGTTACGTCTGCGAAATATTTTTTATCGGTTATGCCTGAAACAAATCCCTGATGAACAACAATCAGATAATAATATTTATTTGAAATTATACCCGTTGTATTTGAATTATTAATATGAACGGGCGCACCAACTTTTAAGGAATTATATTGTCCTGGATTTGACCACCCGGAAATTTCATGCCCTGCGTCCTCACCGTCCGTTTCAATTGAATTATAATCCTCCTGACGGATGAAAAAGCCTGTATAGATAGAATCAGCGTTGCCGGCGGTTACATGGTCAATGTCCGCAGAATTACCGCTTGCTACCCATATTGCCCAAAAACTATCCGCATTGGTCACTCCATCAACATCAACGTCTACCTTTGTAAATATCCACGTTTTTCCGCTTGTAAAGTCAAAGGACGGTACACTTTTTAAATTCAATTCTATATATGCAAAATTTGTCCCGAAATCTGATGGTGGCGTGGATGTGTCCCAGTGGTCAATCGTGCCATGCAGAAATGCGCCGTCTGTCAGGCTTTCATTTAATATCTGTTCCGGATTGTCCCATGTCAGCGATCCTGTGTTGTCCGCGCTTTCACCTATAATGTCCTGCTGTGATACAGGTAAGCGTTTAAACAATATCCTAATTTTGTTCTGTGAAAAATCATTTTCTAATATTGCGCCCGTGCCATCACTCACAACCCCGTTTACATTAAATATTATTTCACTGTTGTTTTCTGTTTCCGCAAACGTAAAATTGTCTGCGCCTTGACCATTTAAAAAATCCTGTGCGTCCTGCTTTATATTCCAATATTCATCCTGCTCATGAACAAACAACGGTGATAGTTTAATAGTTGCCGTACCTACTTCTTTGGTATCTTCATTAAAGACTACTGCTTGCTGATAATCGGCAAATGCAGAAATGGACGATAATTCCTCTCCTTCATAGGTTATATTTTGCAAAACAAGAGGTGAACGGTCAACCCGTCCGTAAACCAATGGATAAGGTTTACCTTTGTATCTCTCCAATACTGTGTCGTTTGTCGGCAGATCGTTTCCCGGCAAATCCTTATGCAGTTCAGCCTGCGACCGATCCTCGCATATCAAATTAACCTGTGATTCGGATTGTGTGAATTTGCGGATAATAAAATGACCGACAAGCTGAAAGTCTGTCTCACCCTGTGCTGATTGCGAAACAAAGTAAATATACACTTGTGCATTGGTAATCGAATTGCCTTGTGTATCAATTAATGAATCAGAAAAACGCCTGCCGTCATCCTCGTAATCCGATACATTCAATGTTACTGACGATATTCTGTATTTCTTGGTTTCAACGTCAATAGATTCAGATATGGACGGAATATTTAATAATATCGGCTGATAATAATTGCCGTCAAACGATACTTTACGTGTGGACAGATAGGCGATACTGTCATCTTCATAAACAATATGCACCGCCGGAAATACGTTTAAATGCTTTGTTGCTATGTCCTGCTGAAAGGTCATGAAACGGCGATTCCTCCACGCCTTCTGGCGGCTGTTTCGAGCATATCTATAAATTCACTCTCAACCCATTGCTCACTGGTAATTGGATTATTGAATACAAAAGTATTGCCGCCACCTGTTGTGCCTCCTCCGGTTGGTGTGATATTGACGTGTTCCGGACCAGCCTCACCGGCTAATATCAGCGTCGGCTTTGTTACCATTTCATCCATACCGGTTGCGGCAGTCTTAAATTCGCCCATTGCCTTGCTGATCTGCATGACATTGGCAAATGCCTGTGCGCCAACAGCAACAGCCTGAATGACGTTGGTTGGATAAATCAATTTAGGATCAGCCATAATTTTATTTATAGTAGCATAAGCATTTACCAGCGCTGATACTTGCTGTAATCGAGCCGCTGCCTTTGCTCCGCCTTTGAACTGCTCCATCCCGGCACTTAACGCATTAAACATCATTCCTGTTGACCGTGCAATAGCTGTGCTGGATGCCTTTGTTTTAGTCTCCACCATACCCATCGCCTCTGCTAATTCAGGATATTCTACCTTTAACCTCTCTATAAATTCCAGCTCCATTTGTTTAGCATTGTTTAAGTCCATTGTACTGCCAAGCCATGCGTCATAAGCTGTTTTGGCGTTTTCTACCGTAGATTCAACTCCAGCATATGATATTTGTATATTTTCTAAATTTTCTAAATCTTCTAAATCAAACGGTGATTTTATGTTTTCCATACCATCAGCTACTTCGCCCGTTCTGTCTTTTAACAATCCAAATGCTTCATGAAACTTAACTGCCAGATCAACACCCGGAATCATTCCTGCTAATCCTCCTGCCACATTTAATAATTGTGTTGTAAATGCCTCTGCGTTTTCAGCAGTAAATAATCTTTGTAGATTATCTATTACTATCGAAGTTTCTTCAAGGTTAGGCGTTAATGCTTCTCCTACACCTATCGCCATTTCATCTAAAATGGTATTAAGTTTTGCCATTTCAGTATTCAGCGTTGCTGTTTCTTCGCCAAGTCCAGCGGACAATTCTCGTGCTGATTTCATCGTAGCGTTGACAAATGCCTGCTTTCTCTCCTGGTCTGTCAGCTGTTTAACTGTTTTTCCCATTGATATAGCAAAATCCTCATACGCTTTATTCGTATCGATCATGATTCCAAGATTATCCAACATTAATTTTGACTGTCGTCCTAATCCTGTAACCAACGATTCAATACCAAATGTAGTGTCTTTTCCCAAGGCTTGAGCCAACCTTTGGGCAATGTCAAACATCTCCGCCATTTGATCTTCTGAATCAAAAATACCCAACAGCATGGCATTATTCGCCTGCCTCATTATATCAATAGAATTTGCCGTTCCATCCAGAGCATCGTTTAACTTCTTGAATGTATCCGTTGAGAACCCTGCCTGTGCTGTTAAATTTTCAAATCCAGCAGATACGCCCTGAAAT